TCACGGTATACTTGCTCATAGGCTTGTCCTCCTGTTCCGGCGGCGTCTCAGTACCGCCCTGCTTGAGATACACGCAAATCCAGTTGTGCACCTTGCGGCTGGCGGTGATGCGCTCGCCGCCAAAGTCACACTGGCTGGAGCCGCCCCCATCCAGCATGACGGCGGAGGCCCAGCCCAGCCCGGCCAGCTCGTCCCGCAACTCCTCCGGCGTGGTCACGTCTCCGGTTCCGTCGCCAGAGCAGTAGAGGGCCAGACTGCCACCACGCAGGCCGATAGCACTGCGCCCCCGCTTGCCTCCCTGGGCCGAGCCATAGGAGGGCTTATCCACTGGCTTGCCGGAGGCAATGATGGCGGTCACCGCAATAAAGTTATCCGCTCCCCCGTACTCGGAGGTCATGTGGATGTCGTGGCCCTTATCCCAGGCGTAGCCCATCGCCCTCCAGGGCGTGCCGGAGCGCATTACCCCGCCCACCTTGAGCAGCGGGCAGGCCGAGCCGTCTGGGTTCCACATGCCGCCATTGAGCACGTAATGGGCCTTTGTTTCAGCCTTGACCTGAGAGAGCGTCTTGCGGCAGTTGGTGACTCTCAGCTCAATCCGCTCCACGGACGAGAGCGGGACATATGTAATGATCTTACTCATTTGATTCACATCCTTTTATCCAGCGATCCCGCTGTTGATTACTGTTCCGGGGCCAGTAGCCCGGCCAGCTTCTGGTACTCCTCCGGGGTGAGCCGGTCGGCGGCCAGGTAGACATCCATCTTGTCCTGGAGGCCGTCGGTGCGGCCCCGGTCAATAAGCAGCTTACAGAGATTAAATACCGTGTTCATGTCCTTCCCCTTCCTCAAACAGCATTGGTGGTGATTTCCAACATACAAAGCCGTTCCTCGTGCTCGGCCAGCATGTCCAGGGTGATGTCCTCTGCGGTGGGCGGCTGGGGCTCCGGCTCCGGCTCCGGGGGCCGCTCGGTGGGAGTGATGCCCACCAGTACCCCCTCCTCAATCTGGAGGTCACACCAGCCATAGGTCGCCCACACCGCGTCATGGAGGTGGGCGGGTACCTCTATGTAGCCATCCAGCCAGCAGGCGCGCCGGTGGCTCTGGCTCTGGATCGGGTGCTGTCCGGTTTCCAATGGGTTGATTTTGATAATTGTCATTTCATTTCACCTCATTTCCAAGTCAAATAATAATATTTCTGGCTGGCGACATTGGTGCGGCCGTTGTAATTGGCGCTAGTCCCGTCAAATACTTGGAATCCACCCTCTACAACGCTCACGACATTGCTATTGGACTCTGCGGCTGGATATCCATCAAGCGCCAGCCCTTCGGCGTAGTGACTTTGGTATCCCCGGCTAAGTATACCGTTTTTGCAAACCAATACTGCTTTGGGCGTAAAGCCTAATTGTATTGTTTGGCTGGGGGCACCATCGCCAATGTACGTTCCCGTTACGACGTTATCTGGCCTGTCCTTGCTCCAAACCTGGAGCACCCCGTCGAGCACGCCAGCGCCGTACACTCCGGGGCTGCTGATAACCTGCCCCTCCGTCACCCAGTCCGCCGCCACGGTGCCGGAGTAGATGACCTCGATGCTCTGTCCGGCTGTGCCGCTCTTGAGGGCGATGGCGTCCTGGCTCCCGTCCACAAAGCTGCCCGCAATCTGGTTGCCGGAGATGGTCAAAGTGGTAACGGTGCCATAGATAGAGTTTCCAGCATCAGCATAGGCGACTATCAAGTTATTGCCCGAGACCGCACATGCGCTGAGTGCTTTTGCAACGTTCTTGCAAAATTGGAATGCCTCTCCAGATTCAAGCGCATCTGCATTTCTTGAAACAACAATTGCAGGACTTCCATAAATGCTGTTTCCTGGAGGAATCAGACAGACATACTTTTCGCCTACTTGAGATATGCTAATCGGATTTTCTGCATTTCCGCTCCCTCGATTCCAAATGGTCTTTTTCTCATTTGGGAGGGAAATCACATTGTTTGATACTTTTAAAAGGCGAACATGTTGATTCGAAACATCAGGCGTCGTGTATGTAGTTTTGAAAAATACTATTGCGTCCGAGCCGCTTACACATACATCAGGAACCAAAATTCGGGAATCCTCAAATGTTACCACCTCGCCCCACGTCACCGCATCGGAGCCGTTGATGGCAGCAATAACAGCCTTGCCTTTGGAGCCGTCGTTGTCGTCCGCGAAACAGATACATACACGTTCCTCGCTTATAGCTGCCGCGGAAATATAACTTTGGGACTCCCCTGTAACATCTCTTGTATATACACTCCCGAGGCTGGAGGAAGACAGCGTATACACACGTACTCTCAGTTTGCTTGAGCCAGCGATGATAGCTTTGTAGACAACCGCTACCCGGCCATTGGGGAGCGTAGCGAATGCATAGTAGCTGTTAAAGGCAGAATCTACTCCAAAACTACCTTTAAAAGAAATGCTTTTGCCTGAAACCGTACCAACATTTACATGTAGCGAACGGTCTTTTAAATACCCTACCAAAAATTGCGTATCACTCAGGCGGGCGGCCATAATATTGGAAGCATTGACATTTTCTATGACTTGCCTATTCGTTTGTCCAACCACTGTTCCAGTATCATCAATCAAATGGACGCAAGGCCAATATGTTGAACCATTTTGATAAAGGTAACACACAACATTTAGATTGTCTGAAAGGCGAAGAACAGAAGTACCAAGAGTAGCCGCCCCGTTATCAAACACCGTCTTCACATTTTCCACCGGCATTGCGCTCTTCTGCACTTTCCCTTCCACCACATCCACCACGTCGCCCGCTTGGATGCTCTGGCCGGAGGCGACCGGGTAGCTGCGTATCACATTCCGTCCAATCACAGGCCCTGCAACGCTGCTACCATCCGGCATAAATACCGCTTCGGCCAGCGTCTGCGGGAAGATGTCGCACTCCTTACCCTGCATCCGCTCCACCCGGTACGGGTCAACAGGCAGCGCCAGGGGCGTCTTGGTGTATGTCCAGTTCCGGGTCTGATTCACCGCGCCGCTGGCCGCCTGCACGCTGGCCTTGATGGTGATCGCCCCTGCACCGGGGTCGAGCATGGACACGGGTATGGTGATCAGTTGGCCGCTGGTAGGTGTTAGCGTGCGCTCATGGCCGTTGATTATCTCTGTCACTGTGATGGGGCTGTCCGTATCGCTGGTTACAGAATACGTCACTGGTGCCTTGGCGGTGCCAAGATTACCGTCAGTGCCGGAGATAACGAGGGAGGATACAGGGACAATACTCACCACATTGGACACAGTGAGGCCGCCGTATACACCGGAGATACCGGCGGAGATACGATATTGCACGCTTGTCCAACCGGATTGCACCGTGTCGGTATAGGTCAGGCCGTCTCCTGCGTAAACCTGCGTCCAGCCTCCGGAATCCACCCTGCGCTCCAGTTTGTAGCTTTCCGCGCTGTCTGCGGCCTCCCAGGAAATATCGACCGCATGGCCAATCATGGCGGCACCTGGAACTGTGATGGACGGCACACCGGGAACTGCATACTTAAATACATAATAGTAGTTTCCACTAATTCCGTCTTTTGGATAGGTATTTTCGGATTCACTGGTCACATCTTCAATGTACACGCCCTTCTCTTTTATGGTCTTGACACCATAATAGACTGGATAGAAGATTTTCCCAGAGAGTGTATCAGGTATTCTATACGCCAAATTACCAGAGCTCGAAATCCAGCCTGCTGTTTTGTTAATTCCGTACGCTTCTTCCGCGTAATACACACCGTCTCCGGCCATGGCTCCATCAATGGCATATGGGTATTGAGCTGCGTCATTCTCCCTACTCATTTCAAGTGCGTTATTGAGGGTATATTTCCCACTCACAGCGCTAAAGGAATAGCTCTTACCAACCCAAAAATTATTGATATCCCCTTGTTTAGGGGCATGCGCAGAGTGATCTTCCTCATATTTGACATTCAAGTTGTATTTTCCCCAGACATAGACCTGTGCCATTACCCCTCACCTCCTGTTCCTGTATAATCCGCCAGAATCAGGCCATAGAGCGTATTTGCCTTCCGGGAGGCCGGAGGCACCGCCTCCTCCACCTCATAGACTCCGCCGATATCAGGGAGCTGCTCACCTGGCACCTTGCCATCGGGCCCCAGCGTCGCCACCCCATTGGGCGCGCCCTTCTCGGAGGACTTGACGTACCCGGACAGGTCGATGCCCGCCATCGCCTCCTCCAGCTCCTCGTGGGTTACCCAGACGCCCGCCGGATACTCCAGCGAGACCTCCACCTCTCCGGTGACGCCGATGGCCACGGGGAAGCGGTGTACGTCCAGGCCCTCGGCGATGGGCGGCACCGGCTGGGCCCGGTCGCCCAGGGCGGCGTAGTAGAGCAGGGTGGGCGCGTCGTCCCCCGCCCTGGCCATGACGCCGAACTCGGAGAGCGTGAAGCCTTCCTCCAGCCCGCCACCCATGTCGTTGCGGTACTCCACCAGCATGGAGATCTGCCCGCCGGCCACCGCGGGCGTGGTGCTGGTGGCCTTGGCCACCGGATTGAGCAGGGCGGTGAGGGCCTTGGCGGCCCCGGCGCTCTCCACCGCGCCCTTGCCCACCCACCCCTCGGTGAGCGTCAGCCCCTCCCCCGCCGACGCCCGGGCCAGCAGGCCCTCGCCGGCGGTGGTAATGATAAATCCGTACATGCTATTCCTCCTCCATGGGCGGCAGCGTGACCGTCCGAATGCTCCAGAGCCCGCCGCTCACCCGCAGGGCGGCCAGGAGCTGGGCCAGCTCGTAGGTGAACCAGTAATCCAGGTGCGCAGGCTTAATCTCGTTGACAGCGGCCTCAATCCCGCCCACATCCGACGGCACGGAGGCCAGATCGGACAGGACAATCTCGAATTGATACTCCTCCGGGTGCTCCACAACGGAGACCAGGGAAACGTCATAGCCGAAGGAGGCCACCACGCTGCGCAGCATCTCCGCCGTGGTGGCGCCCTGGCCCCGGAGCTTGGCCTTGATGCGGCCCCTCCGGTAGCTGTAGGGCCGGGTGCGGTCAACGGGCAGCCCCGCCCACTGCTCCCACAGGTCCAGCCCCCAGGTGGCGGTGTCAATCCAGAGCTGGGCCAATGTGTCCGACTCGGACACGCGCAGCGCCTCGGCCTGTTCCCCCAGCACCCGCTCCAGCTCGGACACCTGCGGGCTGTCCTGGTAGTAGCGCGGCAGGCGGAACACCAGATTGCTCATGTCACGCTCACCTCCCCCAGCACGGGGATCTCCCCGGCCTGGATGGTCACGTCGGCGGTGCCGCCGTTGACGGTGAGGGAGGCGAAGTCCTCCACGCCGTCCACATTGAGCAGCAGGGCCAGCACCCGGTTATAGAGCAGCGTGTAGGGCTGGTCGTCGGCGGGCTTGTAGTACACCGTGCCGTACTTGCCCTCAATGAGGGTGTGCAGATAGCCCGCCAGTGCCGCCCGGAAGGCGTCCTGGACGGCTCCAGCCCCGGCTCCTCCGGTGAGGGAGACCTGGGCGGCCACTGTCACCTCCCGCTCCGTGGCCGCCGCCACCGTCACCGCCGCGCCGACGGGCCGCTCCTCCTCGATGTGGGCCTCCACGGCCTCCACAATCTCCTCCGAGGGGGCCCGGCCGTTGCTGTCCACCAGCGTGACGCCCACCGTCCCCGGCCCGCCGGGCAGCTCCACCACCTTGGCGTTTCCCACCCCCGGGATCTCCATGGCCCACTGCCGGTATTGATAGCCGTTGCCGCTGGTGGGGGGCCGCTGCACCCGCTCCCGGATGCGGGAGAGCAGGGCGGCGTCGCTCTCGGCGTCCGTGCCGCCGACCGCCGCCTCGCTGTGGTACGAGGTCAGGCCCGTGAGGTTGACGTACATCCGGTCGATGGCCCCGGCCTCCACGTTGTAGGCGCTGCCCGCCTCCGCGGCCTCCAGGCGGCCCCGGCCCGTCCCCTCCGGCCCCAGCGCCACCGCGGCCATCAGGGCGTAGGACAGCCCTCCGGCCGTCAAAAACGCGGTGCCCTTGGGGATCACCAGCCCCGGCGCGCCGTTGAAGGTGATGTCGCAGTAGGCCCTTGTCCCCTCCCGGCGGGTGATGCTGTAATACTGCCCGCCCACCAGGTCGATGTAGCCCCCGGAGCTCTCGTCCACAAACAGCATGGAGGGCACCCCCTCCAGGGCCCGGTACGCCTCGCTGAGCTGCTCGGCCACCGGCCCGGCTACGCCGTCGGCGAAGCCGCCCGCCATGGCGCTCAGCCCCTGGCTCTGCCGGATGGCCGCCAGGATCTCCGCCTTGATGGCCTCCGGCGTCTTGTCCTCATACATGTATACTCGCCTCCCCGTATACCGTGGTCAGGCTCACCCGCATCCGCAGAGTGGAGCCGTCGAAATCCACCACCTCGGCCGCGGCCCCGGTGATGTAGGGGCAGACGGTCAGCGCCTCCCGCACATACCGTACCGCCTCGCTCAGCCGGGTGTCCGCCCGGTAGGGCTGGCCCACCAGGCTCTCCAGCTCGCACCCGTAGTCCCAGGAGAAGGGGCTCCAGCGGTACCGCTCCGTGTGCAGCGCCCGCCAGGCCCAGCCCTTGACGGCCTCCAGCCCGGACGCCAGGACCGGCTCCCCGCCGGAGAACCGCGGCACGCCCTTATCGTAGTCCATGGCCACGTCCCGGTAGAGGGGCAGCGCCTGGGCCGTCCCCTCCGAAGCGGTCGTCTGGAAGATCGGAAAGAGCTGCCTCATGAAAACACCGCCTTTTGGAGAATGTAGTAGTCCTGTCCGTCCGCTGTCACCAGCACCAGCAGCCGGTCGCCCGCCCGCAGGAGCCGCCCGCTGCCGTCGTCCTCCTCCCAGGCGTAGTCCAGCCCGGGCGGCACGTGGAGCTCCGTCTGGTCCAGAGTGAGCCCTCCGCATACCACCCGCAGCGTCCCCTGCCCGGCCTGCTGCACCTGGCCAAACAGCCAGCCGCCGGGGGCCTGCCCCCGCTCCGCCGGCCGGAGCAGCTCCGTCAGCCCCGCATATACGTCGTCCATAGCTCCTCCTCTCCGGCACAAAAAACGCCCCGCCTTGTCGGTTGACAAAACGGGGCGGGGTGGTATAATAACATTAGATGGGCGCTGTTGTATGACGGTTAGCCCCACGAGATTACTTCAACCTACGTTGACCGCTCGGGTAGCAGCCGGGCGGTCAACACGCATTTGGGCCTATGTAGACCAGCAGCCAGAGGACTGCCAGGAATACAACCACGCAGCGCAGGGCTCTCGCCCAGCGTCCGTCTCCCATCCGCATCACCTCCCCTCTCAGGGAAGTGGCTAACCGCCATTGATACAACAGCGCCGCGATCATTGTACCACAAGCGCCGCGATTTGTCACGCCCCACGAAACCCGCTTTGCTGGGCTTCCGCGGGGGCCCCAATATCGCCGCCCCTACGGGGGCGGCTTTTTTTATAGCTCCTGCCCCGCCTCCACCTCATTGGTGAGACTGCGGAAATTGAGGGACAGGCGGCAGAAATACTGCCCGTTTTTCCAGGTGTGGGTGTCGCTGTCAATCCAGCACAGCCCGGTCACGCCGGTGGTGTTGGCCCGCAGCAGCACCGCGCTGCCGGAGATCAGCTCCGGGTCGCCCAGGCACTCCACGGTCATGGTCTGCTGGAGGCCGTTGTCCTCCAGGTACGCCTGGGCCTCCGCTCTGGCGTCCTCGCCGTCCCGCTGGGTGAGGATGTGCTGGAACTGCCCGTACAGGGCGGCGCTCTCCGCGTCGGACACGGTGCGCACCCGCGCGCCCGTCTGGCTGTAGATCTCCACCGTGTTCCGCAGATTGGAGATGTCCTCCGTCACCCGCAGGCTCTGGAGGTTCCGCCCCGGCGCAAGCTCCAGGACGGCGGCCTCCGGCTTTTCCACCACCTCCAGCTCCCCCAGGCCGTTGAAGCGGGAGAGGTAGCGCCGCCCGTTCTGCCGTGCGGCCAGGGTGTAGAGTCCGTCCACGATCTTGTCCAGGGCCACCCCCGGGTATTTCCGGCTCACCGCCGTCCCGGTGGCCGCCAGGCGGCCGACGGGGATGCCGAAGTCCCCGCAGAGGGCCCGCACGGCTTCCTCTGGGGCCGCGCCCCGGAAGGTGTACCAGCCCTCGTTGTTGGCCAGGAAGCGCCCCCGGTCCAGGGCCGTCAAGGTGGTCGTCACTCCCTCGGTGGCCTTCTCCCGGGTGACGATGTTTCCCCGGAACCGGGTACGGCCGCCGCACCAGAGCCGCAGCTCATTGCCCAGCTCGCAGGGCAGCTCGGGCAGGCTCCCGTCGTTGGGCGTGGCCATGACGGCCTCCACGGAGCGGGACACCCGCTTGATGCTGCCCGACCAGGTGAGGGTGCCCACCCGCTCCGTCACGTCCCAGGTCTCCCCCTGGGGGCTGACGATCACCACCTGGTACTCTGCCATAGGCCACCTCCCGACGCGATTTTATCCAGCTCCAGATCCGCCAGGCTCTTCACCGTGTTCTCCGGCACCCAGGGCACAAGGCGCGCCGTTCCGCTCTCCTCTTCTTTCACCTCCCGCACCTTGGTGGCGGCCGCGATCTTCGCCGACGGCGGCCTGGCCGCGGCCGCCGGGAGCTGGGCCAGCGGCGGGATGGTGAGCACCTGACCGGGGCGGATCAGGTTGGCGTTGGCGATGCCGTTGGCGGCGGCCAGCCGCCAGGCCAGGGAGCCGTCCCCATAGTACCGGCGGCAGATGCCCCACAGGGTGTCACCGCTGGCCACCGTGCAGGTCTTGGCCGTGGCCGTGCCGGTGGCGCTGTCCCGGCTGGCCGCCGTCCCCGCGCCGGAGGCGGACGGCTCCGCGGGCAGCACCGGCGTCTCCGGCCGGGTGTACTGGCGCAGGGTGATGTCGGCGTACAGGTCGTTGGTGCCGTCCTGCTCCCGGTAGGTCACCCCCTCCAGCAGCACCGCGGCGTTGACCGGCGTGCCGCTGACCATCCAGCGCACCACCGTCCCCTTGTCCACCCACCGCTCCAGCTGCTCCAGGTAGAGCCAGGGGTTGGTGCCCGCCCCCGGCGACAAAAACGGGTACGCCTGGGCGGGCAGGAGGCAGTCGTGCAGGGTGGTGCTCCCCATCCTTTTCCCGCCAAAGAAGTTGAGATCCCCCAGTTGGTCCACCGTCACCGTCTCAATGGCGGCCTCGTGGGGCCACTGGTAGCTGGATGGGGTGACGGGCAGTACCAGCTCCACGCCGGCGGCCTCCTCCAGGAAGGTAATCAGCCGCAGCACTACCGCACCCCTCCCATCTGTGCCAGCCGGAGCCTCCAGTAGAGCGCCTCCGCAATGGCGTCGATGTCGCTCTCCTGGCGCACCTCGAAGGTATTTCCGGTGATAGTCACCTGCGCCCCGCCGCCCTGGTCGGCCTGCCGGGCCTCCCGGGCAGTGAGCACCCGCTCCCCCTCGTGGAGCAGGGCGGCGTACCCGTCGTAGGGCACCCGCTCCAGCCCGGCGGCGTGCGAACGCCATACGCCGTCCTCGTCGTAGTAGCCGCCCCGCCGCCAGTTGCCGTACCGCCGCTCCTCCACGGACAGTCCGGTGGTAGTCTCCGACCCGGTCCCCACCAGTGCCGATGCCATTCCCGCCGCCAGACCCTTGCTGTACTCCTGGCTCTTGCGGTATCCGGCGTCCCAGTACGCCTGATTGGAGCTGGCGTCGTCCCGGATGGCGGCCGCCAGGGCCAGCTCCGACTCCAGCGCCAGTTGAGCCCCCTCTGATGCGTTGTACTCGTTCATGCCCTGCACCTTGGCCTGCATGATCAGCCGTCCCATCTCGGCGGCGTCTCCCTCAGCCTGGGCCTGCTGGTACTCGTCGGTTTCCATCATGGCCTCCACGGCCTCCCGCTGGTACTGCTCCTTCGTGTTCTCCAGCTCGGCCTGCCAGGCGCCGATGGCCCGGTTGGCCTCGTCCATGACGCCGCTGTTCAGCCAGTCCATCTGAGCCTGGATGCCCTCTTTCCGCTTCTCATTGTAGCCCTCGCCGTAGGCCGCCTCCGCGTTGGCCTCCGCGTCGGCCAGGTTGTCCACCATGCCCTCATAGGTGCCCGCCATCTGCTCCGACAGGCCGCCGTACTGCTCCTGCATGTAGGAGAGGATCTCTTCCACGGCCTCGGAGCCCCTGATCTCCCCGCGGGTCACCTTCTCCGCCACCGCGGCGGCGTTGCCCCACTTGCTCAGGGCCTCGTATACGTCGATGCCCCGCTCGGAGAAGTAGTTGAGGTATTCCTGGGTGGTCTTGTCCGTCAGCTTCATGCGGCTCAGGCCCGCGATGAGCACCGCGTTGTCGCTCTCGTTGAGGGAGAGGGCGGCGGACGCATCCGACAGGGTGGTGAGGATGTCCAGGGACTTGTCCTCCCCGAAGGGCTTGACCAGGCTCTTGGCGTACCCCGTGATCTCGTCGTAGGTGTAGTTGGTCATGGCGGCCATGTCCTGCACGTCGGCCAGGAAGGCCGCCGCTTCCTCCTCCGAGCCCAGCAGGGTGGTAAAGGCCATCTGCTTTTGTTCCCGCCCGCCCGCAATGGAGGAACCGGAGGTGACGGCCTCCTTCTGGGCGGAGAGCTGCCCCTCCGCCGCCTCTTGCACGTAGTTTTTGAACGCCTGGTCCTTTGATTCAAAGATCTCCGCGCCGCCTGAGACCGCACCTGCCAGGGCCCCCACAACAGCGCCCACCGCGATTCCGGGCGCGCCCAATACCGCACCCATGGAGCCTCCGGAAACCGCCCCGGACAGGATCGAGGAGGCCATACGCGCCTCCGGCTCCCCGATCGCACTGCTCAGGAAGGCATCCCCCACCTTCCCCAGCGCGTCGCTCCAAAGGCTTCCGACCCCAGCCGCCATCAGCCCCTTTGCCAGTCCGCCCAGTCCTGTGCCGCTCTTTTCGCCTCCCGCCCGGTTGTCGGCCTTGCTGATGGCGGAGGCCGCGTTCCGTGCCTGCTTGTATAGGTCTTGATAGGCGGCGCTGTTCTCCTTGATGGCGGCCTCGGTGTCGCTGAGCTCCCGCCGCAGCCTGGCCTGCTCGTCAATGGCGTCGTCCAGCGCGCCCTTGCTGGTCTCGTCCTTCAGCTTGCGGTAGCTCTTCTGGGCCTCCCTGACCTTTACATCCGTCTCGGCGATCGCCTTTTTCAGATTTGCGGAGTGGCCGACCAGCTCGGTCTGTGCCTTGTCATACGCCTTCAGGCTGGCCTCCAGCTCGTCCAGGCTCTTGTCAAACGCCCTGCTGCTCCCGGCAATGCTTTTCAGCGTTGGGCTCACCCGGTCGTACAGTGTCATGACAATGCCCACTTCTTCCGCCATATCCTCACCTCCTGTTGACTTTCCTGCCTGGTATGCTATAATCGAACTGCAAATAGAAAGGGGGAGGGCTTCCATGACGCCGGAGGAACGCCGCGCGCAGCTTGCAGCAGAGCTTGACACCCTTTTGGACGCCGTTGTATCCATTGGCCCCCACTCCCAGCGGGATGCCGACGCAGGCGCGCCGGAGGGCGCTTTCCTCGCCGAGCTGGAGCGCCAGTTGAACGAAAAGACCGCCGAGCTGGAGGCGCTCAACGCCCGCATGAATACCTTCTCCTACCGGTTCCGGGCGACCAGCCGCGGCCTGCTGTGGCTGGTCTGGCTGGCTGCGGCAGGCATGCTCGTATTCTCCTTCACCCTTGCCCCTTTCCTTGGCCCTGGATACCAGGCCGTCTTTCTGCCCCTCGCCCTGGCCTGTATCGCGTGGGCCGTGTGGGCCAGCATCCCGCCCAAGGTATAGCCCCTCCGCCGCCCCCTTCCGGGGGCGGCGTTTTCGTTTGTGTCCACGCCTCTCCGTGTCACACTCCGGGTTGGCTCCACGGCCGTAGGGGCCGACGCCCCAGGGCGGTCTCTCTTGCCCCTTTGACGTAATTTGCCCCAGCCGATCGGCTTGGGCTTCCGCAACCCTGTAGGGG